ATATGAGCCACTTCATCAATGGTTTATCTCGCTCGGCCTGTCGCTCTATCAATACAAGACCTACCGAGTGCCACTCGATAGAGGATGGCGCAAATTCGCCGACACAATCGAGCGCAACGCAGGCATTAAACTGCCATTCGTGGTCGTGCAGACTGACGAAGGCGCAATCGTATATCAATATGACAAGTTTTTGGAGGAAGGAATCAAAATGTTCTCACAAGAGGATGCAAAAAAGATTTGGAACAACATCATGCTGAAAAAGGTCGATGACACCGATGTGAAAGTCGTGGCGGTCAAGAAAGAACGCAAAGTCAAAACCAAAAAGACGAGCATGAAGAAAAGCGAAACAATTTCAACGGAGGTGGAAGGATGAAGGCAAAATCAATCAAAATTGAATTTGACGAAAAAGACGATTGGTGGCAAATGAGTAGTTCCGAAGGCATAGAACTCGAAGAAGCCGTCAGAATGGTCAGAGAGGCATGGGCAGACCATGAAAAGTCAAAAGAGCCACTCATCAAAGACGAGAAAGTCCGCAAGGCGGTGCGAGCGTGGGCAGAAGCAAACGATGTCGTAGATGTAAATTATTACAAATCATCTCATTATTGGTATTTGCGAGCCTTTGATGATTATGAGAGGGGAATTGACTTTTGGTTATGGTATAACCACGGCAAAGAACAGGAACTTACAGAGAATAAGGGATACACCATCGCCGAACTCTGTGGGGAGGAAGAATGATAATTCCGAGTGGCAAAGGGTTCATATATATTCCGCAACCACACGTTTCACATCCGCAAACGATTCAAAGAACCGAAACGCAGACCGCACAGCCGAGCAAAGAGCCAATTGGCTTCACAAAGGGCGAAGCACTTGGCATCTGCGCCTGCGCCGTAGGTTTGATAATACTGCTTGGCGTTTTGGCAATTTGCTTCATTTTTAAGGAGGAAGAATGAAAACATCAATCAAGAAAATGAAATTGGCGGATTTGATTCCGACCGAGAACAACCCAAGGCAAATCAAGAAAGACGATTTTGAGCGACTTCGCAAATCGGTCGAATCGTTCCCGCAAATGCTCGACATTCGTGAAATCGTGGTCGATGAAAACAACCGAATTTTAGGTGGTCATCAACGTGTGAAAGCATTGCTCGCAAACGGCGAAAAAGAGGTCAATGTCAAAGTGGTTGAAGGATTGAGCGAAGAAGAAAAACGTGAGTTCGTGATTCGAGATAACATTCAGAATGGCGAATGGGATTTTGACGTGTTGGCGAACGAATGGGATGATTTGCCACTTGATGATTGGGGGATTCTTGAAGCCAAAAACTTTGAGGACAATTTCGGAACTGATTTTGCCCTTGATGACAGCGAAAAATCGCCGTTCCAAACGATGTCCTTCACGCTATCAAACGAACAAGCCGAAACAATCAGGGATGCCATGCGCCAAATTGGCGATAATACCCCTGAAACATTTGGGAACTCCAATCAGCACGGAAATCAGTTGTATGAGGTTGTAAGACAATGGCAAGCGCAAAAGAAATAGTTGTTAAAGTGATTCCTGCGAGTGTGGCTAACCCATTTGTCAAAAAACACCACTATTCAGGGAAAGTCGTGGCAAATTCGTCTGTCCATTTTGGCGCATTCCTGAATGGAGTCCTGCATGGAGTGATGTCATTTGGTTCTTCGATGGACAAAAGAAAAGTCATCACACTCGTTGAGGGGACAGGGTGGAACGAATTTCTGGAATTGAACAGAATGGCATTTGACGATGTGTTGCCAAAAAATTCCGAAAGCAGATGTATAGCAATCGCCATTCGGTTGATAAAGAAAAATGCGCCACACATTAAATGGATTATCTCTTTCGCCGACGGCGCTCAATGTGGCGATGGAACGATTTACAGGGCATCTGGCTTTGTATTGACAGGAATCAAACCGAATAAGACCATTTTGGAATTTCCGAATGGTCAGCGTTTCGCAGGGCTGTCATTGGAGGCGGATTTCGATTCGCCATCAATTAAAAAACTGTGTGATGATATGGGAGTTCCGCATATCTATCGAACACGCTCACAATGGCTGAAACTTGGCGCAAAATTCGTTGAGGGAAATATGCTTCGATATATATACTTCATCGATAAATCATATAGGGACAAATTGACAGTCCCAATTTTGCCATTTACGAGAATTAAAGAGATGGGCGCATCAATGTATCTCGGCAAGCATGGAGAACATTGACGATGACCCTAAACGCTATTAAAATTAGAATAAGACGTGCGACAATAGTGAAATGCTATCACGCTACATTTCCATGTAGAGTTGGCGGTTCGATTCCGACCTTGTCGCACCATTTTTGTTGGAGTGAAGAATGAAAACCACCACAAAGCAGGAGAAGCCAACTCTGAAAAATGGCAACCCCATAAACGAGGCAAGGCAGTTCGGAAAACCAAACGGAAATCCTCGTCATAATGGTGCATGGAAAAAAGAAGATACTGCTCGATATAAACTCGAACAGATGATGAAACTATCGGAAGAAGAACTCATCAAAATCATCAAAGACAAAGATGCGCCATATTTCGAGCGCAAACTCGCAACGTGTATCAATAAAGGCGATTGGGCTGAATTATCAGGCATGATGAATCAGGTCTATGGTTTGCCAAAACAAATCAACGAGAATCGCAACATTGAATTGAAGCCGATTCTGCCGATGGAGGAAAAGAAATGATATATGGGGTCGAGGTTTGGCGATACCACAAAAAATGCGAATACTATGTCGGCAAAAAGAAAGACATCCCAAAATTCATTTCGCACACCATCGATGACTATGACAACGGCGAATGTTCATATCGCATATATCGGATTATCTTCGGTATGTATAAAATAGTCAGTTTCAAACAGAAGATGAAATTTTTGGAGCAGGCAAGACAATGACACTTCAAGAAACGACCGCCTTGCGCAAGATTCGTGCGCTCAAAAAACGCATTCGCATCGTGCAGGGCGGAACGTCCGCAGGCAAGACCTATGACATCCTGCTTGATGAACTGAATGAGGCAATCATTCAGAACGGCATTTTGACAACTATCATGTCGGACACGATGCCGAACCTGCGACATGGTGCGATGCGAGATTTCCTCAAAATCTGCCATGAAACGAACGTGTGGGATGTTGCCGAGTGGAACTCAACCTATTCGACACTCACGTTGCCGAACAGGTCAATCATTGAGTTCTATTCAGCAGACTCGGAGGATGCGCTTGGCGCACGCCGAGATAGATTGTTCATCAACGAGGCGAACCGCATCACGAAAGAAGCGTTTGACCAATTAGAAGTTCGCACCGAGCAGAAAATCACGCTCGACTTCAACCCTGTGAATCAATTTTGGGCGCACGACCTGCTCAAACGTCCTGACGTGGATTTCGTCAAACTCAACTATTTGGACAACGAGGCATTGAGCCAAAACATCGTCAATGCGCTCGAACTCCGCAAAGGCGATGGCACATCGAACTGGTGGCGAGTGTATGGACTCGGCGAGATTGGCTCTTTGGAGGGCAACGTGTATGAGGGATGGATTCCTGTTGATGATATTCCGCAATCAGCCGTCCTGAAACGTTATGGCGTGGATTTCGGATTCAGCAACGACCCAACGGCGGTCGTGGCGGTCTATGAAGATGAGGATGAGTCGCTCTATCTGAAAACTGAATTGTGCGACATCAAGATATTGACCCCTGTTTTGATAGATAAGTTGAAGAAATTGCCCGATGCGCTGTTCGTTTGCGATAATGCACGCCCTGAAATCATCGCCGAGATGCAGGCAAACGGCTTACGAGCGATTGGCTCGAATAAAACGGCAGGCGAGAAGATGAACGGCAAGCGATACAACATCGAACTCGTCATGCGCCGAAAGATTCACTATTTGCGCACCGATACCGAACTCGAACGTGAATATCTGACCTACGCTTGGCGCAAGAAACGCACAGGCGAAATCATAGATGAACCACATGATGGCAACGACCACATCATGGATGCGCTCGCTTATGCCGTCCGAGATATGGAGCGGAAGCCGATTCAATACGCCCAAATGCGCTAAAATTGCCCAAAATTACAAAAGATTTTTTGGGCATTTTTTGACGTTTTGCGAAATAACAGAGGTCAAACCTGTGGAAAACTTTTGAAAAATCTTTCAAAAAAGTCTTGCATTATATACTCCGTTGGTGTATAATGTAAGTATAAACAACGAAAGGAATCAATCAAATGAAACGCAAATACATGACAATCGACCAAATCCGCAAAGAAGCCATCGAGAACGGCATTGAATACACGCTCGAAGAAGGCGAGAAGGTAGAAGACCTCGGAATCTGCGCCCTCGTAGATGTCGAAAATATGGGCTTCTGCAAGGATGACATCACTCGTTGGTATTATTTCACGAACAACGCAGGCGAGCCTTGCATCTATATCAAGCACTAACGAAAGGAAACGTAACAATGAAAATCACGTTTGAATGCTACTTCGAGGGGAAGGGTCGAAGGAAGTCGAGGCTCTACGAGGTCGAGGCGGACGAGAACGACATCAAAGACAATCTCATCACACTCGACAATAAAGTGTGGGAACATTTCATCACTTTCGATATGCCAATCAAAGACAACGTTGATGATTGGAACATGAGAATCGTGAAAAAGGAGGAGGCATAATGACAGACCGAGAAATAGCAGAGTTCGTGGCGAATATCGCTCGCCGAACCAACCTCGACAACTACTCAATCGAGATGTTCAAGGATGGCGGAATTGGACTCATTGAGAAAGAACGAGCAACTCAATATCGCTCAAAGCAGGACAACTCAATCTTCGTTGAGATTCCAAGACTATCTCGCCATGAGGGAATCGCAACCGCCCAAATCGCCCTTGCCGTTGGCAGGCGGTTGGAACGCTTTGAGCGTGGGCGGAAGGCGAATGCCACAAGAACACCCAACTCACGCAAAGAAATCGCACAGAACGCAATCCAAGCACGTTGGAGCGCAAAATAGAATCTACCATCAAGCCACCATCGCAGGTGGCTTTTTTGATGCCACCCTTGTTCCGCAAAAAATGAAGGTATGTTCGACAAAATCAAATCAATGCTCAAAATGAGCGATAAGAAAAACGAGCCGACAAACGTCATGGCTCAAAAATCATATCAATATCATGGGGGGATTCCGTTTCATGGGTCGCTGACCTACGATTTCGCCAAAGGCATCGCCTATGACAACATCTACCCATCGGTCAGCAAGATTGCGAACGAGTTCGTCAAGATTCGTCCATACGCAATCGACTCAAACGGCAAACCACTCGAAAAAGTGCCGTTGCTCGACAAGATATATCATCCGAATCAACAAATGAGTTCGACCGACTTCCGTGAAGCGTTGGCAATCGGCACGCTCACACATCGCAAGGTCTATTTGCTTGTGTGGCACTTAGAATCAGGCGAGTTGGTCGCAGGCGGCGATGGCATCACGCCTGACAACATCGGCGGATTCACGTTCCTCGAAGGATGCCAAATCCGTGCCGTTGATGGACACAAATTCTACAAGACCGCAGACCTCCGACACGAGTTCAGCGAAAAGGACGTGATTGAACTCTACGCAGGCATTGACCCAAATGACCTCGATGCAGGCTATTCGCCAACGCAGGCTGTGCAAAAATGGGCAAATATCGATGACTTCATCGCCAACTACGAGGCAGGGCATTTCGAGAATGGCGCAATTCCGTCAGGCGAGTTCATCATTACCGCACCGACCGAAGAAGCGTTCAACGACATCGTTGATTCGATGCAGAAGAAGTTCCGTGGAAGTGGCAACAACAACAATGTGGCATATATTCATCGCCCAATCGCAAGCGACACAGGACAGGTCGCACCTGCGCAGATTGAGTGGATTCCGTTCGCACAAGCCAACAAGGATATGTCGCTCGACACGATATTCAAGCAAGTCAATGACAAGATTGACTCAACCTTCGGCGTGCCTGCTTCCGTTCGTGGCGTGAATGAGAACAAGGGCTATGCCTCCGTTCGTATTGACCAACAGGTGTTCATCGAATATACGGTCAAACCATTCGCAACGAAGATTTGGACACGCTTCACGCACGAGATGAACCGCATCACAGGCGGTCTTGGATTCGCCATCACGTTCGACCTCGATGTGCCGAATGTGGCAGAAGAAGAAAAGATTGAAGCCGAAACGAAGAAGGTCGAGGCAGATATTATCAGCCAAATGCTCGACAAGGGCTATTCGCTCGACTCGATTTGCGATGCGTTCGAGTTCAGCAACGCACGCAAGTTGCTCGAAAAGGGCGCAGACGATGACGGCGAAATCGTGAATGATAAGCCTGATGTCGATGAAGGAGATGAAGTTGAAAACTCGCCTGAACTCGCCGTCATGAAGTCCGCTCCAACGCATTGTTCGCACCACCATGATGAGATTCACAAGGAGGCAGACCAAAAGACTTTAAAAGCCTTGCGCCAACTGCTTACAAACTTCTATCAGAGCGTTATCAACGAAACGCTGAATGAGTCGCAGTTGGCATCCAAAGAAATCTCTGCCATCGGTCTTGAACAATATGACGAAAACGGCGATGGCTTGATTGACGAGTTCGAGGCGGAGCAGATTCCTGTTCCTGAACCATCAGACGAATCGAAGTATAAGTTGCAAATGGCGTTGCTCGCATTATTGTTCGCAAGGATGCTCGCAAGTGGCGAAAAACGCTATCAAGACACGATTACACGCTTCGGCATCACAATCACGATTCCTGAATTGCAAAACTATGTGATTTCAGACGAAGCGCAGAAGCAATACGAGAAAATTACGAGTGAGGTGGTCAATTCGTTCAGCGACCAAATCACGCAATCGGTTCGCAATGCAATTGACAACGTGGTCAAGAACGGCGATGGCACGACTACCGCAAAAGACCTCGCCAAAGCGATAAAAAACACCGTCAAAGAGAATAAGTGGCGCATCGACCGCATCACGAACACCGAAGAACATCGTGCCGACAACCTCGGCCAAGTCGATGCCGTCAAAGAGTTGCAAAAGGTTTCAGGGCGCAAATTCGGCTTCAAGTGGCGCACTACATCTGCCGAGCCATGCGAGTTCTGCCAATACATGAATGGCTCAATCGTAGCAACAGGCGAAGCGTTCGTGCCACTCGGAACGAAACTCGAATTTGATGGCGCAATTTACTTGAACGATTGGGATGATATGCTCACGCCGAACGCCCATCCAAATTGCAAATGCGTGTTTGACGTGGTGGAGTTGTAGCATGAAATTCTATTGCAAGCATTGTGGCAGATACATCATGGACATCAAAGGCACGACAATCATTGAGAATCTTGTCTGCCCAAACTCCAAATGCAAAGCGCACCTCAACGTGAAAGTCATCACTCCGCAATCGACAACGGATGAAATCAACTATCATTTCACTCAAAAAGAAGTGCCACCCAAAAACGAATCATAATCGAGAACATGAGGCACATCTTTACTGGATAGTGAAGCCAAGACCTCATACCGCAGGCGATGCCCACCCTTGCCTGCGGTTCTCGGAACTCACAACACCGACAAAAGAGTTGTGGGGGTTTCTACGCCAAAAAGACCGCCGACAACTTCGAGCCTCTTTGTTTAAACGGAGGTTGGAAACGGCGGTTTTTTGTTGCCACCCCTCACGACTCAAAAATGAGAATCAGACGAATCAATGCTCAATTGAGCGATTTGTTGAATCAAATCAAATTAAAAGGGAAACATGGCAGAAGAAATCAAAATGAAATCTGTGCAAATCGATGGTGCTTTGAAAACCAAAGATGCCGAAGGCGAGCGCAGAATCCAATTTGTTGCTTCTTCAAATCAACTCGACCGACATGGCGAGCGTGTTGATGTTGCATCCCTCCGATTGCCGTTGAAGTCAGGTGGCGAAATTCGTGTTTCGCAGATTGGCGAGAATGGCGTTGAAGGAGTCGATATTCCGTTGATGTTGAATCATTCGGCGGACATTCGTGATGTCATCGGAAGCGTTCGCAAGGCGTTCTATGTTGATGACGAACTCATCTTCGAGGCAGGATTCTCAAAGCGAGAAATCGCACAAGAGATTCTCACGCTTGTCGAAGAAGGACATCTGTCAAATGCGTTCTCGATTACAATGAGCGATTTCGACTATGACTATGACACGCAAGTCATTTCAAATGCCGAAGTTCTTGAAGTTTCAGTTGTATTTCGTGGCGCAAACAAAGAAGCAAGACTGCTCGCCATCAAATCCCTGCTCGGAGGCGAACAAATGGAAGAAGCCGAAAAAATCGATGTTGTCGAAGCCGACAAGACCGAAGAAGCGGTTGAAGAAACCATCGTTGAGGAAACCGAAGCGGAAGCGGAAGTTGTCGAATCCTCCGATGAGGAAGCCAAAGTTGCCGAAGAACAGGCAGACGAAGGCGAAGAAACAGCAGAGGCGGTCGCTGAACCTGAAAAGGTTGAAGAACCTGCCGAAGAATTAAAAGAAGAAAAGGAATCCGAAATGGACAAAGAAATTGCAAAGGAAGCCGTTGTTGCAAAGGCTTCCCCAGTTCAGGCTGTCAAAAGTTCTGATTACTTGAAATCCAAAGAGGCTCTCGTTGATTTCAAGAATATTGTCATGAAGTTTCATCGTGGCTCGAACGAGCAAATCATGAAGGCATGGCAGGACAACTTAAAGAGCAAAGCCATCACAGGCGATGGCGTATTGCCTGCTCGCATTGAGCAAATCTTCTTCAAGACTTGGACTGACAAAGCCGAAATCTTGAACACCTTCCGCACGCTCGGCGTTCGTGCAGGTGCGGTCTATGCTATGAAGGCAACTGCCAATGGCACAGCCCTTGCTCATACCAAAGGCGAAACCAAACTTGACCAATCCCTCGAAGCGGTTCGCCGTGATTTGAAGGGTCTTGGCATCTACAAGAAACTCCCAATCGACCTTCAAGATTTGTTCGATGACGAAACTGGCGAATTGCTCGCCTTCCGTGTTGAAGAACTCGCAGGTCGTGTTGCCCATGCTATCGTTGTAGGCGCAATCGTTGGCGGTTATGCCGACAACAACGGTCGTGGCTTATTCAGCATGAAGGGCGATTTGGACGGTGCTTCTGCACAAACTCCTGATGACTTCGGTTCTGCTGTCGCAACCGTGATTGCAAACGTTGCAACCGATACCGACATCGCCAAAGCCATCAAGACCTGTGGTGCTGTCAAAGGCACACGCCGTATTCTCATCGTGCCTGATGGTTGGATGACCACCGCTCGCATCGCTCTTATCGGCATGAACTACCCAGTTGCCGACATCGCCGAGTTCGTAGGTGCTGATGAAATTCACGAATTGGCTGAACTCGCAAACAGCGGTTATGACATGATTGCCTATTCTCGTGAATCTTACGTCCTTGCAGGCGAGCGCAACGCTACTGTCCGCACCGACTTCGATTTAACGAAGAACCAAGATGTCATGCTCGTAGAACGCTACGTTGGCGGTTCTATGACTGGCTACAAGAACCTCGCAGGCTACAAATCGGCCTAGTTTGAAAGAAAGGAACGAAACGAATGGCATATCTCACAATTGAAAAGGCGCAGACCTTGCTCGGTCGTTCCTTGACAACTGCTGAATCGAACGCATTTGGGGATTGGGAAGCAATTGCCGAATCACGATTGGCAGACCTGTTATGCGTGAAGGACATGGCGAAGTTGTTGGAAATTTTGGGCGTTCAGTCGCTACCAACAGAACTCTTGCTTGTCCTTGCACGCTTGACGGTCGCAATCGGCGTTGAAAATGGAGTCGAAGTGGGCGTTTCATCGAAGAAGGTCGAGGATTTCTCGATTACTTACGACAATGACCGCAAAAACTACTATGCAAACACGCTTTCGGAAAATGGCGCAACCATCATGAAGTATTCACAATGCTCGATTCGGTATGGCAGAACATTAAAAGAAGAAGCGAGATACTACCACAATGACCGTTTTTGACGCATTTCAAGAAACTCCATACACTTACCTCGAAATCAGCAGAGGCGAGATTCTTGGCAACGTCATCACAAAAGAAACGAATCTCATGGGCATATTCAAGCAACGTGAAAGCCAAGAAACGATGAACAACATCGAGTTGTTCCAAAGTTCCGCAACGCTTCACGTCCATCCTGAGGACTATTCAGACCTCGGCTCGATTGTCGGCAACGGCGTTCGAGTCGATGGCGTTGAATATGAAATCACGAACATGACTCGTGGCACGAATTTCGACAACGGACAAGTGGAGCATCTGACATTCACGCTTCAAAGGGCGAGTCTTTCATAATGGCTGAATTGCAAATCACGACAATCAAGTTTGTTGATAATTCCGCAAAAGTGATGAACGAAGAAACGGCAAGAATCAACAACGCATTGGCGAAGATGGGCGATTCGATTCTGAATCGTGCGCAACTCTATGCGCCTGTGAAAACTGGCGCATTGAGAGCGGACGGCAGAGTCATCAAGGAAGAAAACAAAGTCTTGGTGGCTTTTGGCGGTTTTGCCGTTCCATACGCACGCAGAAGGCATTATGAGAACAACTTGCACCCTGAAACGAAATACTATCTCGAAAGAGCAGGGAACGAAACTACGAAACAGGGAGTTCAATACTATCTATGATTACGCTCAACTTACTGAAACTTTTGGAAAACAACGGCTTTGGAACAATTGAAAAAGACCTGTTTTGGCAAAAGATGACACTCGGCAAAACTGGTGTATATATCGCATCGATAGGAAATCCGACCCTTCGTGGCAACCGTTCCATGCAATCTTTCGAGTTGTATTCACGAGGCTCAACTGATGTCGCAGGCTATCGGCAATTAAAAGACATCGTTGATTTCTTAAACGCATCGTATTCTGTCTGCACCTTGCCTGCCGTTTCCATCAACGGAACGCTGATTGCCGATAAAGTCGAAAATATAACAATCATGCCTTGCTCGACCATATC